CAGGGCGTGATCCGTTCGAGCTTCGTGGTCGACGAAAAGGGCAAGATCGCCGTCGCCCAGTACAACGTCAAGGCCACCGGCCACGTCGCCAAGCTTCGGCGCGACTTGTCGATCTAGCCGAGGTTGGCCAGCAGCACCGCTGGTTGCGCCTTCCGCGTCGACTTCGCCACGTCTGCACTTTCCCTGTAGCGCTGTTAGATTGCCGCACAGGCGAATTGGTGCAGATCTGCGCGGCCTTACACACTTTCGCGGCGACATGCGTTAGGCTGTACCGCGGTGCGCAAACGCGCAACCCCTCCTATGGGACGGACCGGGGTGCAGTTCCCCCGGCAGTGTCTCGGCAGGCCGCCGTGAGGTAACGGCTAGCCCTGAGGAGGGTGACGTTGCCTGGCACCGCTAATGAGCGACCGCGGCCGCTGACCACCGAGGACATTGCGGCCGACTTCGGAGTGAGCCTGGCCACCGCCCGCGCCATGTGCGAGCGCGGCGACATCCCGGCGGTCAAGCTCGCCGGCCGCTGGTACGTGACGCGCGAGAACCTCGACAAGCTGCTGGCGGGGGAACTCCCGTGACCCCCGGCCAGAACGACGACGGCCTCGACGCGAGATGCGAAGCGGCCGTGGAGCGTTGGGTCGCGCAGGCGCCACCACTGAGCGAGAAGCAGAAGGATCTCATTGCCGCCACGTTCGCCGGCGCGCTCCCCGCGCCGAAGCGGGGCAAGGACGGGGCGCAGCGGTGATGGACTACCCCTGCTACGGGTGCGCAAGGGAGGCCGAGGACGACGTGCGCCCCTGGCTGCTGATCACCGGCTGGCGGGTCGGCCACACCCCCACGGCCCTGCTGCTCTGCCCGGATTGCGAGGACGGCCATGCGTACCTCGCGGAAGACCTTGACGACCTGATCGGCGTGCGGGTGCCGGAGAACAGCGAGGCGAACCTTCGCAAGGCGCTGCGCGGCTGGCCGGTGGAGCCGATAAAAACGCGGTGGCGCTGAGATGGAACTGAACATTCCCCTGGGCGAGAGCGGCCAGTTCGCCAGCTCCGCCGAGTACGGGCTGTACATCAAGGCACTCGACTGGTGCATGAGCCAGGCGCGGAACAACCGCGATGAGTTGCCCACCGAGTGGTTCGTTCCCGACTCCGTCATCAATGCATGGAACGAGCGCCGCTCAGCCAAAAGGCTCGTGGCCCACGGAAAGTGGCGGCACGACGACTACCGCGGCGGCTACGTGTTCGTCTACCTCTACCGGCGCAACGAGCCAGGACGCATCCGGAAGGAGCGCATAAGGGACCGGAACCGCCACCGCAACCCACCCGTGCTCGATTCAAATTCCTACCGGGAATTGAGCGAAATCCCGCCGGAATCCCGGTGGGAATTCGGCTCTGGGGACGCGCGGTAGGGCGTAGGCATGTACAGACGAAAAGCCTTTGGCCAGCAGACTTACCGCGAATTCCCGGTGGGGATTGCGCTACCCCCTATAGGAACGTACCCGGCCCGCGCAACGTCTACCCCGCACGTACCGCTGGCGCGGCACGCACGGGGTCGCATGAACAGTCGCGTAAGTGCCACTTCAAGCCTTGACGGCTTGACCCCATCGAACGCGCCTTCGCGCGTTCTCACAGAATGCATGCGCTTCGCGCTAGCGCCGTTGATCCACAATCCCTGTCCCCCTTGCCCGTTACGTTGTGCGGCGCCCACGGAAGCTGACTGCCTTGGCGATCAACCTTCCTTCCTCCAGGCCAGTCGTAGCGCGAAGCGCGGAGACCTCCGGCAAGCAACCAGCTTGAGCAACCGGCGGTTAGGCAGTCAGGCAGTCGTCCGGTTGTCGGGGACGGCACTAGGCGGCCAGCCATGACGTACTGCGAGCTATGTCGGTGCGACCTGGCTCCCGGCAACGTGAGCCGCTGGTGCGCTGAATGCGCACTGATCGTCGGCCAGCGTCTCGGCGTGGTTGTGGACGAGCGGTGGCGCGATCACCCGGACGGTGAACACGTCGTCTCCGAGCGCGGCCGGGTCGCGCGGCTGCTGCGCGTCGATACCGCGCACAGGTACCCGCGCGTCAGCGTCGGCGGCGAGAAGCGGTACGTGCATCACATTGTGGCCGAAGCCTGGCATGGCCCGCGTCCGGAGGGACTGCTGGTGTTGCACCACGACGACGACCCACTCAATCCCCGCGCCGAAAACTTGCGTTGGGGATCACCGAAGGAGAACGCCGCCGATGCTCGACGCAACCGCATCAAGACCAAAGCCGGAAGGGATTAGTGATGGAACCAGCCGACGACCTGCCTCCGGAGCCCGAGTGGCGCGAGGAGATGGCGAGGGTCGACGCCGACTTCGCGGTGGCGCGGCGCTACCTGAGCGCACTGAGCGCCGGCGATGCCGCCGGGACCAACGCCGTCATGGTCGAGATTGTCCGGTCGCACCGCGGCTTGCAGGTCCTCGCGGCGCTGGCGCACCAGGCGCTGGACTTCGGGCGGGTGCTTGATGCCAACGGGCTGCTGCGAGACGAGAACAACGAACCGATCACCTTCCAGCGGTGGATCGACGGGGCAGCCATGTCCCAGCTCGACGTGGCACAGGCTGATCGTCGGGAGCTGGACGGAGAATAGATCCCTCGGCCGCGACAACACCCGCGAGCCGCTCCGGTGGCGGCGTCACATCGTGTGAGAATCCGGCCAGACGTGGCGAGAGAGGTCGCAGACCGGCACGGCCGGGCCTCCCGTCAGCTGGCACGGCCCCGCGGGCGTCTCCGTTCCCGGGCAGGTTGCAGGCCGGCACGGCCGGACCGCCGATCCTTTGTCATACCTGCGAACGGATCACCATGAGCGGTGAAATTTCCGAATCGATGCTTCAGCGGATGCTGGACAGACGCGCCGAGATCAGAGCCGCCGCCGAGCACGTGTTGCTGGAAGCCCGCAGCGCGGGCCGCGAGACACTCTCCGAGGGCGAGGCCCAGCGGCTGAAACACGCCCGCCGCGACATCGCCGGTTTGGACGACCGCATCGCCGAGATGCGCGCCGAACTGGCCCGCATCGGCAAGCCACCCAACCTCCCGGCGTGGCGGGAGCCCGCCGAGTCTTCCATGGAAAACACCACCTCAAGGACAGCTATGAACAGCAGAGCCGACTCCCGTGATCTTGTTTATCGCCGCGGTGGGCCTACGAGCTGGGTCCGAGACATGGTCAGAAGGGACATGAACCTCGACCCGTCCGGTGAGGCCGGCCGCCGACTGAATGAACACGCCCGCCAGACGATGGAGCACCCGGCGTATGAGGAACACAGGGACCTGTCGAGGGTGGACGGTTCTGGAGGGTATGCGGTCCCTCCGGCGTGGCTCATGAATCAGTACATTGAGCTGGCCCGTCCCGGTAGGGCGTTCGCCAATCTCGTTCAGCGACAGCCCTTACCCGGCGGCACGGACAGCATCAACATCCCGAAGCTCTTAACGGGAACGGCCGTGGGCATCCAGACCGCGGACAACACGCCGGTCACGCAGACCGACCTCACCGACACGTTCATCAATGCGCCGGTCTGCACCATCGCTGGGCAGCAGGGCGTGTCGATTCAGTTGATCGATCAGAGTCCCATCGCCTTCGACGACATCGTGTTCCGTGATCTCGTTGCGGCGCACGCGGGCCTGACGGACACCCAGTGCTTCCACGGCAGCGGGACGGGAGGCCAGGTGCTGGGCGTCGACTTCACACCGGGCATCCAGAGCGTGACGGTGAGCGCGGTCACGACCCAGGGTGTGTACTCGGCGATCGCCAACGCCATCCAGCTGATCCACACGACGCGCTTCCAACCTCCCGACGCGATCGTCATGCACCCAAGGCGCTGGGGCTGGTTCTTATCCTTACTGGACAGCCAGCAGCGGCCCCTGTTCCTGCCGGACGTGAACCGCCCCTTCAACGCGGCCGGCATCCTCACCGACGTGGACAGCCAGCAGGTGGTCGGTTCCATCCAGTCGCTGCCAGTGATCACCGACCCGAACGTCACTACCAGCGCGGGAGCCACCGGCGGCACCTCCATCGGCACCGACGACATCATCTACGTGCTGCGTTCCAGCGATGTGGTGCTTTTCGAGAGCGGCATCAGGGCGCGCGTGATGCCGGAGACGAAGGCGACCACGTTAACTGTGCTACTCCAGGTGTATTCGTATTTGGCTTTCACGGCCAGCCGTTATCCACAGTCGATAGTCCAGATTCTGGGATTGACTCAACCCACATTTTAACCAGAGCAAATCTGCGGAGTTTGCTGGCGTGAGGAGGTGCTCCATGGACTACCCGGCCGGCTCCCTGAAGCAGCACCCTGCGACGCTGTCCATCGCGCTGCGCACCGACTCACCCCAGGACAGTTTCACGGCGTGGTCGGTCGCGTCGGTGGATCAGCCTCCGCGCTACGTCCCCGGCTGCGTGGTCCGCTGCTGGCCTGACCTGATGATCGGCCTGGTCGCCTTCACTGACGAGGAACTGATCGCCTTCACCGACGACGAGGCGTAAGGAGGCTTGCGACGGTGGCCGCGTCGTGCGAGTCGGCCACCCCTCGCTTCCGTAACGACGTAGGCCGCGCCGGGTTCAACGACGACGGTCCTCGACGCGCCTGCTTCTAGCGCCTGTGGCCGACACACCTATTAGCGCAGACAGCCGCTCGGTACCGCCCGCTCCGGCGGAGCCCCCGAAAGGATAGGGCTTCGTGAAGCGCGGTCCGCGCCCGGCGACTTCTGTTGGGCGGCCAGCTAACCCACAGAGCGTCGTGGAAATCATGGGCTGACCGCGCCGACGTTCTGATGCGGCGCCGCTAGATCAGAACGTCTCCCTTCCACGTCCTGTGCTTGTGCTGTGAAGAAACGCTAGGTGGCGAATGCTTGGGCGGACCGCTCCAATCTCCCGCTACGCTACCCGCGCAGCCTGTTGGCGCGCCTGTGGCCCGCAGCGTGGGACGATTGATCCGTGAGGCCGCGCGGTTCTACACCTCGATCTTTCCGAACTCGTCGACCGTCACTGTGGTTCGACAACGACCTCGATTGTCATTTGGCTTGAGATATTTAGACAAGACTCCCATGCCGATGCGACCGCTTCGGGCGCATTGAACAGTTCCTT